GTGCGGGCAGCCGTCAAAAAGCCGTACGTCGCTAGTCTGGCCCCTTCGGCCAGGATCAGCTCATGACGACGCCGGGCGATCCACTCGACGGCCTTGGGCTGAACGGACATGGACATCGCGTCGGTGCCGGAGAAGGCTTCCCTGCGGCGTCCCAGCTCGATGCCGACCGGCGTGGTGTCGCGATAGAGCCAATCATGGGCGAACGGCTTGAGGTCGGGCTGCCGTTCGCAGCGGGCGGTCAGGCAGGCCATGAGCGTGGACTTGCCAACGCCCGGCGGGCCAACCAGGTAGATAAGTTTCAACGGACATCCTCCAGAACCGGTCGCATGACCTCATGAGACACGGCGGAACCGACAACCCAGACGAGCACGTCTCCGGCGGCGCGCTTCCACCAGCCGAGTTGCTGCTCGTGCAGCCAGGCGAGCATCTTGCCCTCGTAGGTGGGGTGGAAGTCGATGCCGTCCTGGTGCCAGCGGCGCTTCTGCTGGTAGCTGGTCCAGCGGGTGGCGTGCAGGTCGTAGTGCTCCAGCAGGATGGGTCCAGCGCCACCGCCGAGCTCGGGGTGATGGTGATAGCGGTGCGTGAACAGCGGCCAGACCTTGACGCCGGAAGCCCTCTCGATCTGCCTGAACCTATTCTTGATCCATTCCAGCCTGGTGGGGCCGATGCCGATGAGCACCACCCGCTCCAGGTTGGGCGGCGTACGCCGGGCGATGCCGTAGAGCACGGATGCGGCGGAGTTGCAGCTTCCGGCGGTCATGACCAGTGTCCGGATGTCCCGGGGGATGTTGTTCACCTGGGGCGCGCCCACGGCATGGAACTCCTCCACGTCCTGATCGTGAGCCTCTTCGGGCGTGGTGATTCCGTAGCAGAGCCGGTAGTAGTCCTGGTAGGCGGGCTCGCTCTTAGCCTGACGCACGGCGCTCTGCAGGGCCGGGTTGAACCCGACCGGGATGTAGCGGAAGGAGGCTCCGGCGGCGCGGGCGATGGCAACGTTCTCGTGCCGGGGGGCGGTGGTCGGCTTGGTCGCACCGAGCACGATGGTGATGTCGAGCCCGTAGTGTTTGGCCACCAGCGCCGACATGGACACCTGGGGAGACAGTACCGACGCCCCGGTGATGACTCCTCTCGTCTCGGGATGGCTCTTCAGATGCTTCTCGACCAGGTGGACGAGCTGGCGCAGCTTGGAGCCGTTGATGCCGCCGTACCCCAGCGGGGCGAACCAATCCTCCCTCTTATAGAGAACTCCAGACTCTCCCGTGGTCACCGGCGTCAGCCTGTGCGCATGCTCCTCCCAAGGCATGGCGCGGCGATCCAGCGAGGCGTACGGGAAGATGGTGCCCTTCATCGCGCCCCTCGAAGGTCGCGGCGCAGTCCGAAGCTTTCCATCAGGACCGCCTCGTCAAAGTCGTTGGCGAAGACGGGATCATCCTTCGACATCATGATCACTTGACCGGTGGCCCGATACCAGTTTTGCTTCACCGGCACGCAGCCCGGATCGTAGGGGTTGTCCTCCAGGCGAAGATGCCGGGGAAGCCAGTTGCGGCGAATTTCCCAGAAGACCTCGGTGGGAGCATCGGCCGTGCGCTTCTCGTAGGTGCGCAGCCGGTCGTACATCATGTCGTTGTAGACGTTCGGATACCTGCGGTTGGGCCGGTGCCAGCTCTTGTAGGTGCACAGCGCCGACTCCAGAGTGAAGAAGCTGACGTCGCCGAACCAGTCGGCACCAACGGCACGCTTCCGCACCTCGGCCAGCAGGCCTTCCGCCTCGACCTCCAGCCGCTCGATCAGCTCTGGCGGATACCGGCCGTCGAAGCCGGGATTGGAGGAATGCCAGTCGAACTCATCGCGGCCGGTGACGAGGCACAGGCCGTTGCGGTGCGAGCGCGAGCCGGAGCGGTCGGCCAGGAAAAGCTCGTCGCAGTCGAACGGCACGCCCATGATGCGCAGGTATTCGGCGTAGGAGAAGGCGCTCAGGCGGCCGAAGCCGTGCAGGGCGGTGGCCTGATTCCAGACGCCCTGAAAGCCGTTCTCCGCCGCCGCGTTCCACATCTCGGCCTGGCTGCCGCCGTAGCGCTGCAGGGCCCGGAGATAGGACTCAACGGCTTCCGGTAGGGCCTTCTTCCAGTGCCTCCGATCGGTATCGAAGGCCAGCTGGCCGTAGTACTCGCGGAAGTGGTCGATCATCTTCAACAGAGAGCGATGTGAAGATGGATCCGGGCAGATGCGGTGCAGGATCAGCGACGTCACCGGGTGCTGGGTGTTGCCGTTGAGGAAGGCGAACCAGAGGGACTCTTCGACGTCCCAGCCGTAGCGCTCACGCAGGGCCGGAAAGGCGAAGTACACACCGCCCGGATGGGCTCGATGCTTGAGGTGGAAGGTCCAGAATCTCAGAAATACCTCGCGCCGGTATTCCGGGAGACGGAAGTCCAAGCCGGGCCTAAGGTCCTGGACGGCCAGGGTCACGCAGCCTCGCTGGCGGGGGCGAACGACCGTAGCGCGCCGAGAACGACCTGGGCGGCGGTCTGCTCGCCATCGCGGGCGCGGACGGCGCGGATGTGTCCGACGGCCTCGGCGTGTTCAGCGGAGGTGAACACCAGGATCATCTCGGTGAGCGTGCCGCCTACCTTCTTGTCGGCGTATCCCTCGATCGTGGCCCGGCGCTGAGAGATCTCCTCGTCGGACTCCGCGTAGCGGGCAGCGGTGGGCTGCGGTGGCATGATCTCCACATCGCCCATCTCGGCGATCATGTCGTCCAGCTGGAATCCGTCGTATCCGGCGATCTCCAGCAGGTCCACGTTGTAGTCCGCGATCTCATCAAGGAGCTCCGCGAGGACCCGCTGGTCCCAGTTGCCCAGCTCGTTGAGGCGGTTGTCGGTGACGAGGTAAGCCTTAGCCTCATCATCGTTGGCGCTGGCCCAGCCGCGCACGACCGGAACCTGCCACTCGCCGTCGTCGTCGACGACACCTTCTGGCGGCTGAAGCCCGTCTTGGAACATGGCCTCCAGGGCGGCCAGGCGGCCATGGCCAGCCACCAGGCGGCCGGTCCGCTCGTCCAGGATTCCCGCCACGGTGCACCCGTAGGCGTTGAGAGAGGAGCGGATCTTGGCCAGGTCGTGCACACGGGGGTTGCGTTCGGCGCGCGGAACCGACGAGAGGTCCATGTACTCGATGCGCCGTGAGATCGAGGCGGTGGTCATGGCCCCGAACGGTAGAACCAAGCTTCGGCTTAGGTCGCGGCCTAGCGCATCAGTACTTGATCTTTATGGTGGTGATCTCGGGGTGTCCACAGTCAGGGCAGGCACAGCGCACGAAAGCCCTGCCCTCCACTACCTGAGGCAGCGCCACCCGGCCAGGACAGTGGTCGTGATCTCCAACCTCGCACATCATGTTGACATGCGGAGGCAGCTCGTCCAGCGGGCGGACAACTGGCCATCTGTGGCGGTTAAGGCGAGCAGACACGGCACCCACGAAGTGTTCATACCCCGGGACGTCTTGAAGATCCCAGAGTGAGGCTTCAGCCCGGCCATGAGGGGAAACCGGGCAGTGCCCTTTTTACCACTGCACCCCCGAAGCCGGTGGCCTCGGGGGTGCAAAAATTTGAAAAATCGAACAGCCTGGTTGCCAGGTCGTCAAACCTTATGTCGGATACAGGCAGAGAACGAACGATGTGCCCGGCTCGACGAAGACGTCCTTCTTGAGCTGCGCGGGCTGCTCGGTGAACCGCCCTGCCTCGGCCATCTCACGAGTGCGCTCGCGACCGAACAGGTCCCCAGAGAGGACCGCCAGCTCCTCGTCGAATCCTCCGTCGGAGAAGCGGTAGGCCCACTCGTCCGGGCCGGACTCCCACAAAATCGCCCATGGAACGATGTCATTGTTCCACCAGGGCTCCCAGTCCTCGACGAGCTTGGGGTAGTCCAGAGAGGTCTCCGACATCCCCTCCAGGTGGAGGGCGTAGCGCTTCTTGACTGCCTCGAAGACCGCTTCGGCCTGCCTGCGGTTCAACTTCTTCTTCATCAGAATCAGACCTCCACGATCTGGATGCGGTACGTGCGAACGGCTTCCGCGTCACGGCTGTAGGGATCGGGGGCGATAGCGTCGATCGCCATCGGCTCGTCGGGGTCTGGCGAAACCAGCGAGATGGAATGCAGGGCGGGCTC